CGCGTTGGTGACATCGCTGGCGCGGTAGTCTCCTGGCAGCGCGATCACATTGCCTGAGCGCCCGAAGACGCTCGAAACGTCGGACGATCCCGGCGGGACGGCGCTGGAGTCCAGGATCACGTTGTACAAATGATGCCCGCCCCCGTTCACGTCGCCGCCCCATATCCGGTCGTCGTTCGCGAGATAGTTCAGATCGTCGGCCTGCAAAAAATCGGACGACAGAAAATTATTGCGGGCCTGCCAGGGCATGGGCTACTCCGCTTTAAGTTCGCGTGCTGGGCTTCCATTGGCCTTCATGGGTATCGCTTCCGGCGCAGCCTGATCCGGCACATTCACGATGATCTCGCCGTTCTGAATGCGGGCGTTGTCGAAGCGTTCCACGCCGCGCTTGTCGAGCGCCATGCGGAGGTAGGATCGCTGCCGCTCCGCAATAGCTTCCAGGTTTTTCCGCGCCGTCTCCATATCGAGTGACAAGGCTCCCACTACGGCCAGGGCCTGTGTGCGCTCCTGGTCGAGTTGGCCTAGCTGCTGTGCTTCCTTCTGCTCGAGTGCGTATGTCTTTTCCACTTAGTCTCTCCTTTTCAATAAACTCTTCAGCTCTGCGATCTCGGCTTCCAGTTGCTTCAGGCGGGCGACGGTAATCGCCAAAACTTGATTCGGTGAATACGCGCCGGGATCGCCCTTCTCATCCGGCATGACTACGTCCTTCAGCGCGGCCACGCCGACCATATCGTCCACGATAAACCCGTACTCACGGCATCCAGTGCTGATGCGGCGGAAGTGCATGGGCCGCAGACCGGCGAAGGCCTCGATGATCTCATCGGATGTTACCGGGCGGATCTCTCGCTTCCGCCAAGCTGCCGACCAGGAGCCGCCGCCGGGGGCGTACACATAGCCGTCGAACTGCGACTGACCGTAGCAGTGAATGTTGCCTGCGCTCGTTTGGCCGCTGATGCCAAAAGTGGAGTATCCGAGCGCATTGATCGCCCCGGCGTTGGTGATGATCCACCCCACGCCATAGATTCCGATCTGCGTCGCGGCCACCACGCCAGTCCCGGTTTGCAGCCCGCCCATCCAGTTGTAGTTCGTATCCGCTACCTGTCGCGCGCCGATCCAGAAGCCCGTGGTGGCGGTGATGCCGCCCGCGTTCGCGTAGATGGCGTTGTTAGCGGAGCTGCGGGACAGGATGTTATAGCTCGGCCCGGTCGATGCCATCTCGATCCCGCCAGAAACTTGCAGGTAGTAACCGGAATTGTCGTTGGCTTGGTTGATGGTCAGGAAGCCTAGCTGCACCGATGCGGCGGTGTGAAAATTCTGCGGCAGTGAGAAGGTCACCGCGCCACTGTTCGCGTTGACGATGACTTGATTGGGCGTACCGTAAACGGCGGTGACCAGCCCGCCGCCAACCCAATTGCCGTTACCGTCGATGACCTGCTTCGCGCCGCCCTGCACGTAGTAGGAGCCGCCGATCACCGCCCCCGGCATGTAGACGTTCGCCAATCCCCAGCCGTCGTCGCCTCCGATGGTGAACTGATGCGCGTTGTAACGAATGCTCGACACCGACTCGCTGCCGCGATGGAAGCCAATGCTGGGAGGTGCGCCGTTTACGAGAAGCGCGTAGTTCCAGTTGCCCGCAGCGGGCGTAAAGTCCGTGCCGGAATCGCCTAGCGAAACGGCCACCGCGCCATGCTGCAGAGGTTGCACCGCGCCACCAAACCATGCTCCGCCCGTCACGTGCAGCGTGACTGATGGTGCCGAATTGCCGATGCCTACGGTGCCACCACCGGGCTGCAGTAAGAGGCAGCTATCGACGCCGCCCGCGAGCGACTGAATGACTCCTCTCCAGGCGTTGTCGTAGAAGAAGCCAAGAGCCAGCCGGTAGCCTGCGTTATTCGTCGATTCTCCGATTGTGAGATGAGTCGCTGCCGAAGCCGATCCTGGATTGCTCGCCGGGATGATCGTGAAGAGATTGGCCGGTGCGCTCGTGCCCACGCCCACGTAGCCGTTACTCATCCACGTCATTACCTGAAAATTTTGCGATTTGATGTAGACTTCGCCGCTGGCGATGCCGAAACCGTAAAAGTTAGAAGGGCCATCATAGAGCGCCAGCAAGTCACCTAGGTTGGCCCCGAAGCTGAGGGGATAGTTGGGCGCGTTGGTATTGATCCCGATGCGGTTGTTCTCGATGACTGTGTTCAGGGATTGGAACCCCGCCGCAAAGACGCTGCCCACGATCTGTGCCTGATCGGCCAGGAGCCAGCCGGTCTGCGGTGCCGGTGCGACCGGCGGGCTGGTCTGCGTGCCGGTGACCAGATTGGCCGCGCTGAACGCACCACTGATGGTCATGTTCTTTGTCCAGAGAGAATCCCTGACCCATAACTGCGCACATGCCATCCAGCCGGTGGCCGGATTCTGATTCGGATACCCAGGCGGTGTGACGCCGCCGCAGTAAATATTGGCCGTCGTATTGATTGTTCCCGCCGCGCTGATCACGCCATCGCCAGCGGTGTAGCCTGGACCGCCGACCTGTAGATGCTGGCAACCGATCCCGGCCTGCACGCTGATGCCGGTCGGACTGACAAAAGCGCCGGTAGTGTCGATGAGCGGCGTGCCCGCGCCGGTAGCGTCGCCGCCCAGCCAGAGCGAGGCAAAGTGGCCCTCCCCGGCGTTGAGCAGGTTGTGAGTCGCGCCGTGAATGTCCGATGCCCACGGCGTCTGCCCGCTGCCAGAGCCGCCGCCGCTAACCGGTTGCCCCACCCAGTGGCCAGTGTTATCGATGACTTGGCCGTAGCCGCTCACCGAATAGCCCACCGCGTTGACCGCGCCGCCAGTGGAGTTCTGCAAGAGGCCCTTAACTGATACGTTCCCTGATTGATCCGCGCCGAAAAGCAGGTTGGCATTCTGGTCGTACATCGAAAAGAATGGATTGCCGTTTACGCTGCCGCCCGATCCGCTGCCTGCGGACAGATGCACGGTCGCCGTAGTCGATTTGGGGCTGTACATGGTCAGCTCGCCCCAGAAGTATTCATTCGATGCATCGTCTCCCGTCTGATCACCGTTGTAGGTGACGAGAGATACCAGGACCTGATAATTCTGCGTTTGCGTTCCGCGCAGCACTAAGCCTCGACTCAGAAGAGTCGCCCCGAAGAGACTGCTGCCGCCGTCCACCTGATAGAGCTGCAGGCCTGGGAACTGCCACTGCGTGGCTCCCGAACCAGCCGACCAGACAGAGTTGCCCAGCTTCAGTTGATATTCCTTGTTGTACGGCAGCGTGCCGGTCAGGTGCGCGGCATAGTCGATCAGGAAGAGATTGATGTTTCGTAGCTGGAACTGCGAACCCATGGCGTTGTTGGGATCGGGGATCACCAGCATGTTCCAGTTCGAGAGAGTGCTGCCGCCGACCGCGAGCTGCGTAAACCATGCGCCCTCGGTGATTCCCGGCGGGCTGCTGCCCACGGCGTTTTTGGTGTCGCTCGGGTTGACGTAAGTGAGCTTCGCGCCGATACGGCCCTTCTCGTTGCCGCTGGCGTCGCGGATCGAGATGTAGGGATACGTGGTCGAAGCGCCCGCGTGGCTATTGTTGTACTGATCGATGCCGCCGACCTGGATGATGCCGTTTTGATCGATCCAGATGGGCGCATTGAGCGGCGAAGTGCCGCCGACATACAGCTCCGCGAACCAGCCGCCGAAGACCGGTGTCGCTGGCGGTGTCTGACCGCCCGCCGATCCGATGGGTTGCGATTCACCGATCCACGCGCGCAGCACGTTCGAGCCGTTGTACACCGCGATCTGGCCCGACTGCTGGCCCGCGAACGAGTTGGCGGGACCACCACCGACCACGAGCTGCGAGCCCACAAAGATTTTCCCTGCGGTGAATTGCAGGGCCTGGAATGGGCCGGTCGGCTGGCCGTTCACGTCTGTCGGCCAGGAGAACTCGCTGGAGAACCAGCCGCTCCTCGCCGGGATCACCGCACCCTCCTTGGGCTGGAAATGCGGTCCACCTCCTGGCATGTTGGTGCCGATCAGCGGAGTGGCTGGAGAAATGCTGTTCTTGTTGCCTTGCGGATCGTCCGAGACGAGATAAAAATCGAGCGGCACCGAAGAATTCCAGTTCCCGAACGCTGGCATCAGCGGAGTATCGAATTCAGTTGCTCCTCCCGGCACCGACCAGTAAGTCGGCTTGGTGACATCGCCGTTCACCACCATCGCGACCTGCAATCCGCCGAACTGGTTGTCGGATGGATTCGTCCAGGGACCGAGATGGAAAGAGACCATGCCCACGCCATCGGTGGATTGGCTTTGCGTGGCAGTGAAAGTCGCGCCTGGGTCCACGGTCGCAAGCGGCGCGTATTCCTGGCCGGGACCTCCTGGCCCAGGCGGCGCAATATCCCAGATGACCGTGGGCGAGTGAGTGAGATTCGCCGGATCGTCTGCGAGCTTTCCGTTGCTATCGACGCTGATCGCGGCGATTGTCCAGTGTTCCAGATTGGCGGGGATGCTTCCGATACTCAGTAGGTAGGAAGCTTCCACATTGCTCATCTGGCTCGTGAGAGGTTTCGGGAAGGCGGTGAGCGGGCTGGCTGCGCCAGTGACGTTTACGAGATAGAGTATGACCCCCGCGTAGCGGATACCTCCCGAATCTGCCGCTGGCAGCGTCCAGGCGAACGTCGCCTGCGCATACATCGAGCCGTCCCACTCCCAGTCAATCTTGCCGCTGCTCTCCGCGAGACCGTCGATGGTGAAGGCAGTGACATCGGGGGCTGGCGAAACCGGCGCGACGGTGACATCGACATACGGAGTGATCCCATCCACCAGCGAGTTGATATGCATGCCGGTCGGCCAGGAGTCATCCTCACTCAGGAAGTAGACGCGAAAGTGACCGCCGCCCGCCGAAGCCGTGTAGACCGGAGAGCTGTAGCCCGCCGCCGATTGAGAGACCGGAACGTCGATGCCGGAATCGGTTCCTGGCCAGATCGGATTGCCGGTCGCGTCATAGTAGACGTAGATGATGCGCACGCCACCAAAGGCGTTCTGCCCCGGCGGAAGCGGAATCGATGCATCCGGCGGCGTGTAGCTGAACTTCAGCGTGTAGCTCGGATCGGGCCGGTTGTAGTCTGTCACCACCTGAACGGCTGCATTGGTGACCAGCCCGGTGTACTCTTGGCCGCTCTCGCCCTGGTTCTGACCGAGCGGGATTTCGACCAAGATGCTCGGCGTCGCGTTGGGATTGCCCGCGCGCACCAGCACGGGCTGCGAGTTGGGGCCGTAGGCAGCACAGTAGATACGCACGGTGCGCTGCATGCGATAGCTCGCGCCCGATTGCCCGCCCATGGTGTTATCGGGAAAGACGATGGCCGGTGAGCTGTAGCTATCGTTGACGAAGACCGGCGTCCACTGGCCGCTCTGCTGCCGTGTGCCATCAAGCGGCGTAGAGCCGTCGAGCGGAGAGTTCACTGCGCTCGATACGTCAGGGTCTTCGATATAGACCGCGACTCCGGTGAAATTCTGCGGCGTAGCCGATGGGCTCGGCACCCAGTTGACATCCACCTCGACGCGATGGTTCGTTCGAAAGAAAACTTCCGCCTCGGGGATTCCGAATGTCACCGGGGGCGCTTGCGGGATCGCGCCGCCGCCGCCCTGGCCGTTGGGCGACGTGATTTCGTAGATCCAGGTGCCGCGTCCCATCTTTAGCCTGCCGTCACTCTCAGCGTCTGATAACCGGGCAGCGTCACTGAACTGCTGCCGTCAAAGAGCAGCTCGCTGCCGTCGCAAGTCACGATCACGTTGTTCGCGCCATCCGCGCAGATCAGCATCGTGCGCCCGTCATATTGCGCGATGGGCAGGAGCTGCACATTCACGTCGTTGGCGCTCGTGTCGGCGCGGATCGATTGATCCGTTACGTCCGCAAGCCAGGGCGTGCCCGTCGCGGGATCGTTCGCCTCGGGGCCAACCTCGCGCACCATGGGCGGCTGGCCGAAGATATAGATCATGCGGAAGCAGGCGAACTGTTCGTCGGTCGCGTTATCGTCGCGGTCCACCAGGAAGCCGCCGACCAGGACAACCTGATCCGCAAGGTTAGGCACCTCCACGCGCAGCGCCACGCGGTCGCCGCCGGTAGGCGCGATGAGCTGGCTGGATGTCTCGGTGTAGTACGGCCAATCGGGAGCCTCTACGATGATCAGTGAAGTCTGATCGGGAATGACGTCCCATGGCTTGTTGATATGCAGCGTGGTGGCGTCGTTATCGGTGATGAGCCGCGCCTGCCCCGCGCCCGTGCCTTGAAACACGCGCACCACGCGCCCTACCTCGCCGGTCTCGCCGGTCCCTGGATTGGGCAGCGGGAAGCCGGGAGAATTGAACTGCGCGCGGTTCACCGAGTTGTCCCACATGGGATCGGTCACACTGGTCGCATCGGCGCTCACCGCAATGGAGTAGACGCCCAGCACGTCGCCCACTTCGATGCCGGTGCAGCTCGGCGTCACCGTGATGGTGCCGGTGGCCCCGTCGAATGCCGTGATGGTGAAATTCCAGACCGGGACGTTGCCGTCCTTGTTGCTGATTACGAATGCGATGCGGCCAACCCAAGGATCAGTTGATCCCACAAAATCATGGCAGGTGATCTCGCTTGCGCTCGGTACGTCGGTCACCGCCAAGCCAGCGACCGCGCCATGCCAAACCTTCTTGGCCGCGATGCGGATGCCATACGCGGCGTTATTGGGCATGCCCATCGTCCAGTCATGCAGCGGGCCGGGAATGTCGATACTGGCCGGTAGCGCGCCCGTGCCGCTGAACTGCAGCACCATGCGCCGCCGGTCGTTGCCCGCCCACAGGTCCCAGCCGGTCCAAGCGCTCGGCGGCGCGATGGTGTCGAGCGTGAGCTTCTGGCCGGTCTCGGTGGCCGGGATGAAGATCGCGCTCAGGTTCGATGGCGTCGTCACTGCGCCGGTCGCATCGCGCTCGGTGATTGCGACGTAGACGACCAGCGGGCCATCGAGCGAGCCGCCGGGGCCATAGGTGATGTCCGCGATCCGCGACCGTTCCAGCGAGACGTACTGGTTTATGTTCATCTCGCCCTGGACGCCAATCACCGGAATCCAGGTGCCGTCGGTCGCGATGTCGTACTCCTGCCAGAGGTCGAAGGTCCGCTCCCAGGATGGATACACGGGATCTCCTGCCTGCGGTGCCAGCTCGTTGGGCACCCAGGCCACGCCTGCCGCCGACTGCACGGTCTCCTGCGGGACCGGCGGCGCGGAGACATCCACCGGCTTTGGTCCCGCGACCAAGTCGTACATGTCGTCGAAGGTGCCGGTCGCCGCGATGTCGATAGACCAGTCAGGATTCAGCGACCAGCGGCTCACGCGGCCCTCGGCATAGCCCCCAGGCATGCGCGGATCGGTCACCGAGACGATGTCGCCCACCATGGTGCCGAGCGCCATGATCGTGGTCTTGAAGCTGAAATTACGCGCCAGCGGCTGCTCGTTGGTGCCGCCGGATTGCACGATGCCGCCGACCTCCTCGCGCAGGCGCGTGGTGACAAGGCGCGCGCACTGCGACTTGTTCGAGACGCCCACAAAGTTCAGCGTGCTCATCAGGTACTGCGGCGAATCGGGCGTGCCCAGAAACGAAGCGTGGTCGATATCGTAGAGGGTCACGTTGTTCAACTGGAAGCCGAATTCCTCGTCGCCAAAGTTGCCGGTGAGCCAGTTGAACTGCGGCTGGAACGGCGTCGCCTGGAATGTCTTCCACAGCATATGGGCGCGCGTGTAAGCATTCCCCGCAAGCACGCTGGAGTTGTAGCGCAGATAGATCCAGAGCTTGCCGTTGACGAACGTGAAGCCGCCCAGGCAGCACGAGAGGATCTCCTGGAGCCATTGCTTCAGCGGCTTCTGCTCCTTGAGGACGCCGCGAAACGGGAACTGCAGCTCGGTTGTGCCGTCATTGGGAATCAGCTTCGGCACCACCGTGTCGCAGATCGACGCCATGGCCATAGCCTGACTGACATCGAAGTACTGCTCCATCACGGCGGGCGGGATCGCGCTCTCGTTGGTCTGATCGCAGCGCAGGCCGATACCTCTCAGATACACATTAATCGCCACCCACACCGTGTTGTGCAGCGCCGGTAGCCACGTGCGCGCTCCTGGCGCGGTCCAGACCCAGCCGCCGATGCCGCCGATCACGTTCGCCGTGATCGCGTGATCGGAAACCGCCGAGAGCTGCAGGCCCTTGGGGTCGGTGCGCCTAATCTCGACCATGGCGAGCCCGCCGGAATAAGTGGAGCCGCTCGGGATGAAGATTGAGCCGTCCGAGTTCCGCCACGGTGCTTGCGTGATGCCGATGAAGTCCGCGTTACTGGCTGGATCGGTGCCGATCACGCCGCGAAAGCCGCCAGCGTTCAACGGATCATGGGGCGGCTGGCCGTCGAGGAGCTGCTTTACGAGATCGCCGTTAAACGAGCTGATTGGCCCTTCGCCTACGATGCCCAGCGCCGCATAATAATCGCCTTCGTCGCGGCCCGCCGCCACGTCGGTCGAGATCGACATCGGCTCGTCGGTGTAGACCTCCTGTAGTGGTCGCTGATAGACCGTGTCGTCCACCACGGTCACAGACGTGAATGCCGAGCGCCCAAACCCGAACACGCCGGTCGAGTTGTCTTTGATCCTGACCGACTGCGGCGGGATCACCATGCCGCCGAACGAGTGAGAGACGCCGCGCGCCACGCAGGAGTCCCAGTCCTTCGGGCAGTCAGGATAGCTCGATGTCGATGGGCAGTAGCGGCCCTTATAAACCTTCCAGCACGTGCGCAGAAGCTTTCGCGTGGGATAGGGCAGCGTAAGCCAGAAGACGCCATCGCTCACGTTGAGCTGGAACTTACCGTCAGTGTCGAAACCCCAGTCGGTCACGTAACCGGACCACAGATCGAGGATGTACTGCGACTGCACGTGGTAGAGACTCACCTGGAGCTGCGCCGCGTAGAGCGGGATCTGGTTCACAAAATCGATCCAGACGCCGTCCGCGTTGCCGAAGTTCATCGAGCAGGCGTCGCTCGATTCGCCCGCCGACTGCACGATGCCTGACCAGTCGAGCAGTCGCGGCAGGTAAAGCTGGCCGTCGAGAGTGAATCGCTGATTCGAGAGATAGAGCGTGTTCGCTGGCGCGGAATTGCGCGGCACGATCTTGATCAGCGGGATGATCTCCTGCATCTGCGCGGTGAGCGCCGTGGCCAGCGTCGCATCGGGGAAACGGTTCAGCCGCGCGCCGCTCGTGAAAGCCGGTGTCGCGGTCGGCACCTCCAGGAACGTCAGCCCCGGCCCGCCCACGATCAGCGCGATCATGTGCTGGAACTGAATCGCCGGATTCTCGTAGCGCACGGTCGCGGTGATCTGGCCGGTCGGCAGGTATGCCGTGTACGGGAACTGCGCGTAGCTGCCCTGCGCCTGCTCCCAGTGTGCTTTCAGCCGGTCGTACTCGGTGCAACTCAGGTGATCGCGCGAGAATTTGTACCGGCGCACGGTCGAAGGCGCGAGCAAGAACCGCTGCTCGGTCTTCAGCCCAGGCTGGTCGAATATGTGGACGGCCATGGGCGGGTTGTAGTCGATGCCGCTGCCAAAGTCGGCCAGTAGCGGAAAGGCGGCAATCGTGGGCGGCGTGGGGATCGGCACCGGCCCCAGGCTGTCGCCGGAACGCGGCCCAGCGGAGTCGAGCACTACGCCACCTCCCTCAGCGCCAGGGCGACGCTCGTGCGGCCCTTGTTGTAGGTGTCGGTCCAGGCACCGTCGAAGACTACCGTGTAGCGTCCCTGCGTCGCGTTGCCGCTCGGATCAGCCGTCCACGGCGGCACGGTCTCCCGCAAAAAGTAGAAGTAGAATGCGTCGGCCTGATGCGCGCTGTAGAAATTCCAGAGTGACTGGTACTGATTCGGAGTTAGTCCACTTTGCAGCTTGAAGTAGTGCCTCACATTCTGCGCGAGCGCATTTCTCTCAGCCGTGCCGTCAGGATAGTTATTGAGCTGGATTTCGAGCTTCAAGTCTTCCTCGAAGGCCTGACACAGATAGCTCGGCATCACCGTGGTCGGATTGGCGGGCTGCAGGTTATTCGGCATGATTAACTCAGCGCCGTGAGCGGCTCGCTCATCGCGGCTGCGGTGGTGAGTCGGCTGTCGCCCGCGCGTGCCGCCGTGGCGCTGGCGCTGGCTACCGCGCTGGGATTCTGCTGCACCGCCTGCACGATCTGGCCGGTCAGGAGCGCATTCGCCTGCTGCGGGTTGAGCTGCACAAACGTGTTCTGGACGATGCCCGCCGATCCCGGCACGCCCAGGCCGGTCTGGCCCTGCTTCACGCCCAGCGCCGTGGTGACCGCCGTCTGATATTGGTAGGTCGTCGGCCCGGTGTAGGGATTCTGCACGAGCTGCCCGCCCTGGTAGACCGGCTGGATACTCAGCGCGCCGCCCTGCTCGGTCGCCGTCACTCCGTACATCGGTCGCGGCAGGCCTGCGGCTTGGCCGGTCGAGAGCGCATAGAGCCGCACGAGATCCTGCACGTCCTGCGAGCGGATGCCGACCGCGACGTTCTTGCCGTACTTCTGATCGATGATCTGCTGGATCTGCGTCAGGATCTGGCGGTTCGAAATATCCACGCCATAGACCTGCTTGATTTGTTTGCGAATCTTCTCCTGCTCGGTCAGGACGAACATGCGCACCACGCCGGTAATCGCGCCTGCGGCTGCGCCGATGCCAGCGCCGATCAGCGCGCCCATAGGGCCACCGAACCTGAGGCCGAGCATGCCGCCCGCCAGCGCGCCGCCGCCGATGTCCATGGCGAGGCCTGCGCCGCCACCTTTCTGCACGCCCGCCGCGAACAACCCGGCACCGGCACCGAGTAGCCCGCCGCCGAGCGCCGTGAAGCCGAGCATGCTCGCCGCGCCAATGCCCATGCCGACACCGCCTAATACCGTCAGTGGCGATAGATGCTTTTGCAGGCCAGTGGATATGCCCAGCATGCCCGCCATGCCTGCGAGACCGGCGACGCCTTTCGAGCCGAGCAGCCCGCCAAGCGAAAACTTCTGGCCGCTGGTCTGCCCGAAGAGTTGAGCGATGTTCTTCAGCGCGCCGCTAAAGAGAGTAGTACGGCTTGCCGCCGTGCCGCCCGCCGATGGCCCCGCCGTGCCGCCGGTAACCTGCGCGAGCACGTCGCCCATGTTCACGTTGCCCATCGGGTTGTAGGGCCTGCTGAACACGCGGCCTAGCATGCCGAGCATGCCGCCCTGGCGACCGCCGCCGCTACCAAAGATGCTGCCCAGGAAGCCGCCACCCCCGCCGCCGCCCCCAGGGTAGCCGCCCATGAAACCGGGCGTCGCGGCTCCCATTTCCGGTGGCGCGCCGGGAAGGCCCAGGCCTAGGCTCCCCAGGATGCCTGTCGCAGTAGGCGCTGCCGCCAGAGCCGGTGCCATGGCCAGCGTCGATGCCGCCACCATGGGCGCGACCGCTGCCTGCGCCGCTGGCGGGCCGGATGCGGTGATTGCCTCGATCTGCCGGTCGCGCTCCTGGATTGTGTCCACGATGGCCTGCGCGCCCTGCACCTGCGCCTGGGAGATGTCCTTGACCGCACTCACGGCGTTGTCCACGGTGCCCGTCGCGCCGCTCGTTTCAAAACTGATGGTGGCCGTCGCCCCCATGGGCATGCGCTGCGTTATCTCGGGCATCGGGCCGATGTTCGTCACCGGCCTGCTGCGCATCAGGTCGATGATTCCCAGGAAGCCGCCGCGATCCTCGCGCGTGATGCGCCCGATTTCCTCCGGTGTCCCATAGCCCAATGCGCTGGTGAACTGCTTCGCGAGGTTCGATGAAACGATCTCCTTGAACGCGCCGAGTACGGTCTTCTTCAGCGCGTCCGCGATGCGTTGGCCCAGGCTCTTCGAGTTGTCGAATAGCAAATCAAAGATCTGGCCGATGCCTTCCTTGAACTGGCCGTAGACCTTCTTCTGCTCCTCGATGATCTGATTGTTCGCCTCGGTCCAGGCCTCGATGCGCGCCTTCTGGATTTCCTGCTCGCCCTGGATTGAGATATCCACCATGTCCTGCGTTGCGCGCCGCGCTTCTTCTTCGATGAGGGCCTGATTGCCTTGGTGCAGCCGCACATATTCCGCGAGCTGCTCGGTGCGTGCCTTCTCCTCGGCCCGCGCGCGCTCGGTGATGGCCCGCTCTTCGATATCGCGCACTTGCTGAACTACGCGGATGCGGTCGTTGAATTCGTTCGATTGGCGAGCCTTCGCGGCCTGCGTTTCATATTCGCGGCGCGCGTCGATGTCGCGCGTGATCACCGCCAGACCATGCTCGATGGTTTGCTTGGTGTCCTCCGCGATCAGCTCGTTAACCTGTTTTTCGGCCCGCAGCCGGTGCGCGGCAATTTCGTTATCCGCGTTCGCGTTGAGCTGCGTTTTGTAGCCGATGTACTTGTCGTAGATCGCCTGGATCTGCTGCGCGCGGGCCAGTTCGCCGCCCGGTCCCAATGGCGACCGCAGCGCCGCGTTCGATTCCTTGTTCAGCTCGTCTTCGAGGATCTTCAGCTTTTCATCGCGCGTGCGCTGGTATTGCTGGACCTCGATCTCGGCCAGTTGCTGCGCGAGCTGCTTGCGTCCCGCGATGGTCTCATCGGGCACCACCTGGAGTGCCGCCGCCTGCCGCTCGCGGATTAGCTTTTGGCCCTCCGATACCAGCTCCTCGGTCTGCTTCTGCACCTTGTTGGTGATGCGGTCCACCTCGGTGCCGATGTCGAGTTCAAAGCCCTTCTGCACGAGCGCCAGGGCTTTCGTATTGTCCTTGAACTTGTCGAAATACTGCTGCCACTTGTAGCTGATGCCACCAATGGCCGCGCCTTCGGCTTCCTGGCGTCGCCGCGCCGCTTCGTTCCACAAATTTTGGGCTTCGGTGATCTGTTTCTCGATCTCCTCGGTATCGGGACGCTTGAGCTTGTTGGGGTCGTACTTTTCGTCGGTGCCGCCCAGGCCAACCGCTTCCTTAATTTTGGTGAACGCTGCGGTGAGCTGTTTGTTGAACAGCACCATCGTTGCAGCCGCGCCGGTCATGATGGCCAAGCCAGCGGGCGTAAAAAGCCACGCCCCAATCTCGGCCAGCTCCAGCGCGCGCACCGCAGCCACCAAACCCTGAACGGCGCGAGTCACGGTGATGATAGTGACCACGATGCCGCCCCAGGTGGCGAAGATGGCGGCTACGTCCTGGAGCGGCTCGGGCAGTGCTTTGAAAGCTTCGCCCGCCTTGCGCGCTACGAATTCGATGGATACGAGCACCAGATTGACTTGCTGGAATAGTTTGATTAGGAGCGGCGCAACGTCCTGAAAGAGGTCCGTGAAACTCTTCTTCAGTTGGCCGATCATCTGGTTGAGCTTATAGAGCGGATTGGTTTCGGCGGCTTTATCGAGCGCGCCCTTGTAGCGCCCCAGCACCTGGATGATCAGCAGAAGCGTTTCCTTCGGATCGAGCAGCTTCATGTCCTTCGACAATTGCTGCGCGGTCTCGCCGGTCACTTCCTCCAGCGCCTTCATTACCGAGACGCCCATCTCTGAAAATGTTTTGGCCACCTCGCGCTTGGTCACCGAGTCGCGGCCCAGCATGGTGGTGATCGCGGTCGAGGCCTTCGTGAAGGCCTCGGTAACGTCTGCGCCCGAACGTGCGGATGCGTCCGCGATGCCCTGGAAAAACTGCTCGATCTGGCGCGGCTGGAGCCCGATGGCGGAAAGCTTCTGCGTATCCCGTATCAGCTCGTCCATGTTCGCGCCAGTCCTCGCGGCGAGATCCTGGATGTCGCTCGTGAATTGCTTCGCCTGGGCGGCGCTCTGGAACATGTCGGTGAACGCGGTCTCTGCGCGCATCACGGTCGAGCCGAGCTGGAACCATTGCTGGATGGCCGCAGTGAGGCCGATCCCGGCCAGCGTGGTAACGAAGCCGGTCAGCTTGCGCGTGGCCTGCTCGATGGTGACGCCGACCGTAGTGAAGCCCTGCTGCGCCTGCTGGGCGCTCTTCTGCACGGTTGGCCCCATGCTGGCCAGGGTCTGATTGAACGTATTGACGGTCTGCTGCGCGGACTGCGCGTTAAGGTCGATTTGTATGTAGATGCGGTTCGACGCCACGCTTGCTCGATGCCTCGATCATTTCCCGTTCGTACCGCTGCCGCTCTTCAACCAGACACTGCAGGGACAGGAACTCCGAATAGCTGATTTCCTGCAGCGTCACCGTGATTCCCGCCCGCAGCGCGAAGTCGAGCGCAATCACTTGCTGGATCAAACGGCCCTCGGCGGATGCCAGATATTCGTCGAGGCGCTGCGCTGGGCACTCCGCGCACGGCTGCGGCTCGACCGCCTCGGGATGCTCCATGTACGAGTACGGGCATTCCGCCGGTCCTGGGCAGAGTTCCTCGCGCCGCAGCATCCGGTGCCAGATGAACCGCTGCGACGGGCCTTCCGGCCAGCCGCCCGCTAAAAATTTGCGTCATACTTCGATGTCAACTCCCGGTCAATGGCGTCGATGACCGCGCGCACGGCGGCGTCCTTGTGAATGTTGGGCACGCCGTTCGCATAGCCGGTGCCGCCCTTGCCGTTGCAGCCGTCCCACAGGCGCGCAGCCGCATCGAGGTTCGCGCGGATTTCCTGGCGACCGTACTGGAGCTGGATCAGGCGCGTGGTTTTGTTGAGGTCGCGCACTTCCGCCGCCGATGGTATCCGCAGCGTGTGCGTCACCGCGCCGGTCGGAATCACCAGATCCACTTCCGCCTCGACGTCGCCCAGGCGCACGTCGGTCACCGTGCATTTGCGCAGCAAATCGATGGCGTTCGTCGCCTCGGCGCTGGTCAGATCGGGCGATTCCTCAAACCGGATCTCCTCGTACAGCGCGAGGTCCGCATCGCTCGTATCGACCTCGATCTCCTGCGCGCCGCGACCGAGCTGCTTCTGGAAAACCTTGCGGCGCTTATATTGCGCCACCCATTGCTCGTCGGTCGGCCAATGCATCTTGACCGTTACGATCCCCTTCGACGTGCGAAAGGGATTGAAGCCGTAATCCGCGTGTGTATCGAACATAAACTCCTAGAGGCCCAGGATGCCGTCCTGGACGGTGGTGGCGCTCAGGGTGATGATGGGCGTCACGCCATCAGTCGGCTTGAGGGCCGACACTTCGCACTGCACGGTCACGATGCCCGCGTCCTCGGCGTTCACCACCGAAGAGAACCGCGCGCGCGGGATCGAGATCTGGAACTGGTGGAAGTCGCTCGCGTCGATCTGCGCGCCCTTGACGCTGAACGTCACCGGGCCTTCGCCGGTCGCCGTGGGATCGAGCAGCTTGGCCAGCTCGGGACTGCCCTTCGCGGCTCGGGCGACGAAAGAAAGCGTGAATTGCCGAACGCCGTACTCCATGCGCCCACGCACCGCGTAGTTGTTCTGTGTGCCGGAACCGGGGTAAAAGCCGGAATCCAGGCGCACGTTGTTCGTCCACCGGAAGTCGAGGGATACGAAGCTGCCGCCCGCGACGTAGTCGGTGCCCATGATATTGATGGCCGCGCCCGCCGCGTTCAGGAAGTGCTCGGTCGTCACCGCCGGGATGGTGAGGCCGGATGGCGAATTGTACCGGCCCGCGCCGGGGCACGTGACGGTGACGCGGCAGTTCGCGCGCCCCGGCCCGCTCGACATGGTGAGCTGCCAGTCGCCCACCACGAGCGAAATCAGCGCGCGGTCCACCACCGAATCCGGCTCCGCGCGGATCTGCTCGACATAAGTGAACAGCGGCAGGTTGATGCAGTTCACCACCGGATCACCCGGCACCGCTGCATACGTCCAGCCCGTGCCAGCCGCCGTCTTGGTGGCCTTGCCGGTGGTGAAGCAGAACAGCCACGCCATGAATTCGCTCGACACGTATTTCTCGATGGCGACTGAGGAGTCCATGTTCGAGGGGAAGATTTGCGTGGGGAATTCGTCGCCCTTGCCGATGTCGGCGGCATCGGTTTCATTGGTGGGCGTGAGCACCGAGAGCGCCGGGTTGGTTTTGGTGAGCGACCAGATTTCCGCGACCAGATTCTCGGTCGAGATGTCGGCCTGCGGCTTGAAGCCGAAGGCGATGCGCGTCTCCTGAATGTTCGCTGGGCAGCTAGTGCCCGCGAGCGGGTTGATGCCCTTGCCGTTCTTACCGCTCTTCGCCGGGGGCGGCACTTGCTGCGGCGGCGCTACTGGCTGCGTTGACATTGTAGTCTCCTGTTTCTAAGGTCTCGGTTGTGATCTTGAGGTAATCGACTCCCTCGGAATCGGTGACGCGCTCGATCAGCGTCACATTGGTCGGCAGCACGCCGTCCATCACCGGGCAGAACCGCCAAAACAGGTTTCCCGGTTGCGGAATGCCGTTCATGATCGCGGTTGCCAGATCCATCGCGGACTTGCCCTGCAGCGCGCGCCCGTAGATCTCGACCACGTGGTTGAAGCGCGTCATCTCCTCTTCGAGGAACCGCGTCTCGAACCAGACCACGAGCAGCGAGCCGCGCTGCGCCTGATATATGGCCTTCGCGACCGACTGCCTCGTTGGCGTCAGGTCGATGTAGGCGTCCACGGGATTGGTCGGCGCGAGCTGCGCCATCAGCTCGGGGATCGCTTCGAGCGTCGAGGCGATAGCCTGCACGAGTTGGGCGAGATCGATCATCTAGCCGCCCCATGGCGCACCCTGCGTGTTTCCCAGCGGAATCCAGGCCGTCTTCGCGTATTCGCCGTACTCCGCGTTGATGCCGGTGAAGACAGTATTCGCGTCGCTCACCGCGAAGCCGATCATTTCCACGTAGCCCTGAGAGCCGAGCGCGTGCGCCCTGGCCATCTGGGTGGTCGGCTCGGCGCGGATCACGTTATCGGCGGCTTTGCGGAGCTGGAAATTGCTCACCAGCAAGCCGGTCATTTTGTTGTCGCGGACAGGCCGTCTGTGCGTGAATTTTTGCTTGATGATCGCGTAGCGCACCGAGAGCTTCTTGGCCTGATTGCCATCGGCGTCGATGGCGTGCGCCCAGCGGTCCTTCTGCGCGGCCACCATCACCGTGCCCACACGCTTGAGCTGCGGGTCCGCGAGATTTGGCCCCCGCACGCGGCCCCCGCGAAACCTGACGCGAAATTTTGGCATTGATGGCATCAGAGCACCGGGTCCGAATCCTTCAGCACGCAGCGCGCGAAGCCGTAGGCAATCGCGTCCACGCGCTCCACCAGGAACGTGCGGCCATCCGGCGTCTCCACCATGTCGCCTTCCACGGGCGGCTGCGGCAGCGCCGAATCGGGCACGTCGATGTACGAATACCTGCCAGGGAAAACATCCTCGGGATCGACGCCGTCCTTGAGCACCGTTTCGAGGTCAACGGCCTGCGCCGGGTCGCCGCCGGGAAGATAAGTCACGGTGCCGCCGAACTCGTTGAGCAGCGCGCTCCAGAGCGCCGGAACGTGCGTGTCTGCGAACGGATAGCTCATCTTTCCTCGACTGCGCCGCCGGTCACCGGCCCCAGTGATCTCGCTGGCGACCGGCTGCGCTCCCACCCTGGTACGGCGAGCTAGATGACCTTCGCCTTCAAACTGGCGTCAGGCCGGAACGGGACCATGATCGGCGCGGACTGCAACATGATGAAGCGCGCGCTGGGATCGTACTGGACCCACGATTTGACGTAATAGGGCACCGGCTGCAACCCGATCTCCTCGTCGCGGATCGCGCCGAAGGCCTGCACACCTTCGAGCCTGGGCGATGACATGATCACCGTGCCTGCCGGAAGAATGGAGACCTCGGTGCCGCTCGCCGGATCGACGTACCAACCGGCGTAGACGAAAATGTTGAAGTTATCCACCGTGCCCATGAACTGGCCACCCTCGGTTACCTGCGCGGCCATCTCCATCGTGGGGAGCGCGCCGATGGTGCGATAGATGTTCAGGCGATTTTGCACGTTGTCGTTGGCGCGGAAAATCTTCCAGACATCAGACGTCATCACCACGTCCTGCGGATAGGTTCCGGTGTCTTCGAGGACGAGCTGCGCCCAGTCCTGCAGGTTGTTCATTGGTCCTGGCCCGGTGACGGTCCATGGATTGTTGGTGCCGGTCGAGCTGATGTCGATTAAGTGCGTGGCCTTGCGGCCAAAGTTGACGACCGTGGTCGGATACTTGTCGCCGCTGATGGTGGATTGGCCGGTGCAGAGCACTTCGCCGCACATAACCTCCAGGCGGCGTCGCAGCATGTTGAGCTGGTCTTGCATATCGAACGCGATCAGCGCCCGCAGCCGGTCCTGCGGTGACATCGTGCCGCCGATCTGCTCGCCTGCCGCGCGCTTCAGCGGACGGTTCATGTCGAAGACGCGCTTGTCTTTGATGTACGCCGGGGTGAACGTGTTCGTCACGTAGCCCTGCGTCGCCACGATCTGGCCCTCGACCAGCGGGCTAACGAACGGCGCGATGCGCCTTTTGCCTTGAATCACGTCGAAATGGATCTGCTCGCTCGCCTCGCTCTGCGTGATGGGAAAAAACCGATCCAGCAAGAATTGGGGATTGCCGAGCAGCGACTGCAGGACGGCAGTCAGTACGTCTGTCGAAAATACATCGGCCATGTCGCTCTCCAGTCACTGGGTCGGTTATGGTCCTGCGAGCCGCTGCCTGTACCAGAGACAACGGCCCGCGCCTGCTGCGGCTACTTGCTATGTTTTGGCGGCGGCGGCGTCTGTACGGTCGTTTCCTTCGGAGCTTCCTGCGCGGCGGTCGCCCACGGCGGATCGGGCGCTGCTTCACCGGGCTTGCGCTGCGCGATGGGCACCGATTGGTCGCCCGGTTTATAGGCCCGCATCGCGTTCGTGATGGCCTCGACCTCATCCTTGGTGAGCTTCGCGGCTTCCTCGGGCTTAAGCGACTGCGGCATCGGCCCTCCGGTCGCGGGCAGGCCGGTCATGGGCACCAGGATGCCGCTGCGTTGCAGGACGGTGAGCACGTAGATGCCGCGCTGCCAGAGCGCCGCGACATCGGCCTTTGCGCCGTTGGCGGAAAACACCAGCGACGTGTCCAGGAATTTGCCCTGCGTGTAAACGATGGCGGGCACCGCCGAGCCGGTGCCGGTATCGGTATCCTGCGCCAGGATGCCGAAGGCATTGCCGCCGGTCACAACGGTCGTGAGCGGCATCACGGGCGGCGTTCCGAGCGCGCCGGTCGTCATCAGCACCGTGCCGCGCTTCAGCACGCCGAGCGAAGGCGCGATGGTCACGCTCTGCGAAATGGTGTCGCTCGCCCAGAGCGGATCGTAGGTGAAGGTGTCCGTTACGAACGAAGCCCTCGAAATTACTGCGGGATTGGCTGGCGTCATTGCTTGTTTCCTCTTTCTGCGCGGCTTACG